GTTGCGGGCGTAGGCCTGCTCGGCTTTGCGGCCGGATGGATCCTCAGCCATCTCGTCGGGGAAGTTCTCGTGCGCCGTCTCCCGCTGTTCGCGGGTCAGGGTCACGCGGGTGGAATTGCTGGCGCCGCCGTTGCCCCGGCTGACCGGGGCAGGGGGCGGCGCTGAGCGTCGGGTTTCAGCCACGGCTTCGCGCCTCTCGTACTGGGGTTCAGGTTCACGCCGCGCGGGCGGGTTCAGCTTGCCCTCGACGAAGTGGATGTAGTCGGGACTGTCGGCTGGCAGACCGGCCGCCATCGCGTCGTAGTGAGCGCTCATCAGCTGCGCGTTCTTGCGCGGATCGGTGATGTAGTCGGGGTGCTGCCGGATCCAGGCGGCGGCGTTGGGGGTCAGCTGCCGGGCGACCGCTTCGACCTGGTCGTCCGCCCCCGGCGCCGGCGCTTGCCGGGGCTGCTCGCGCGGCCGCGTCTTCAGCTCCTCCAGGCCGTTCTCGATGGCCGACTCGCGCTGCGCGGTGCGGGCGATCTCGGTCTGGATCTTCGCCGCCTGGCCGAAGTCCTGCACGGCGTAGGCCTCGGCGAGGTTCGCCTCCAAGACGCCCAGCGACTGCTTCACGCCTTCCAGCGCGGTGGTCAGGAACTGCACGTTGGCGTCCTGGGTGGCGCCGGCGGCCTGCGCGCGGGCCTGCTCGGCCTGGGTGGCGCGGTCCTCCGCCTGGCGGCGGGCGGCGTCGGACGCCTGCAGACGCGCGCGTAGCGCCTCGATCCCCTCATCGGCCGGTATTTCGCGCGTTTGGGCCGGCGCAGGCGCCGCGCCGCCGCCGCCTTCGTCCTCGGCGTGGGCGATCTCGATGTCGTCGTCGACCGGCCGGGTCGAGTGGTCGCGGGTGTGAGTCGGCAGCGGCTCGTTTTCGAGGTCCGCGAGCGCCAGTTCTACGGAGTCGGTCGGGTCAGCCATCCGGGTTGCTCCCAAAGCGAATTTCGCCGCCCGGCCCGATGCTGATCGGCCGGAACAGCGCCGCGTCCTGGCGTGCGTTCATCACCGCGGTGATCGTGGCCGCCAGGATGAGGATCTTCATGTCGTCGGAGAGCACGATCTTCAGCCCGGCGCGGTCGCGGGCGTCCATCAGCGCGATCAGCACGCTTTCGACGAAGCGGGCGAGGTCAGCTTCGTCCATCACGCAGCCTTTCGCTTGTTGAGCGCCTGCTCGTCCCAGGTGGCCCAGCGGCAGTTGCCCGGCGCGTACCCGCGGTTGTTGTCGATCCGCTCCAGCGTCAGGCCTTCAGAGCACTCGCCCATGTCAGCGAGGAAGCGCCGATAGTCGCTGCGCCACTCGGCGCACATCGCGATGCCGCGACCGCCGTAGTGGCGGTAGCCGTGCGTCTTCGGGCTGTAGCAGCGGCGCTTGGCGTCAGCCCACGCCCGATAGGTCCGAGAGAGTCTGCCGCGACGAGCATCCCCGTGGGTTGTCACCCGCTTGGCGAGGGCTTCCTTTCGATGGCAGCCGCAGCTTCGCGTATCGCCACCGCGCAGATGGTCAGCGCGGACCACCGTCATCTCGCCGCAGTCGCAACGGCAAAGCCATGCCGTCAGACGACCCTGGTTCGGCACACGCTCCAGCACCACCAGCCGACTGAAACGGGCTCCAGCGATGTCGGAGAGCACGGCCACGGCTACCACACCAGATCCGGGTGCTTCACCCGGCCCTTCACGTCGACATCATCGAGGATGCGGCAGGCCTGCCCGTTGATGGTGCAGGCGACGCTGTCGCTGACCCGGTAGAACACCCAGTCGCCGACCGCCATGTCGTCCGGCCACGACCATTTGCGGTCGCTTTCGAAGGCGTGCGGCCCGCACTTCACGATGAGGCCGATCTTGCCCTGGTATTTGTCCTCATCGACGTTGGAAAAGGGGCGGATGATGCCGCCCTTAGTCTTCTCCGGGGCGATGTAGACGGCGCACAAGACTTGGTTGTGGAAGATGTCCACCCCGGCGACATCGCCGACCGCCGCCAAGAGCTTGGTCTTCGGATCCTCGTCGTGCGCGAAAGCCGTCGCCGGCATCACCTCTCCTCCAACTGCTTTTCGGCCTCGGCGCACCAGTCCCCGATGCTGTCGAGGGCGCGGATGAAGCCGATCGCCTCGCGGTAAGCCGGGTAGTCCTCGGGGCCGCCGCTCGCGAGATCATCGACCGCCTGCTCGCGCTCGGCGGCGACGATCTCCCGCAGCTTCGCTTCGAACTGGGTCGCCATCGCCATCGGCTACTTCCTTTGGCCACTGCCTTCCCGCGACCGATGCCCATACGCAGCGGCCTTCTGCAGCCGCCCGAGCCCGGAGCCCGAGCCCGCTTCCGGCTCACCGCGCACCTTGGGGGCGCGACCACCGCGAGCGCGGGGCGGCAGACCACCAGGCGGCGGCATGCCGGCGCCGGCGCCGCCCATCGGGATGGGGATCGGCATCGGCATCGGGGCCCCTGGAGGTGGCGCGCCGCCGGGCGGCATCGGCATCGGCATCGGGGCCGCCGGGGGCGGTCGGAGCGCCAGGGCGGGGTTCGCGCCAGGCGGCGGGCCGCCCTGATCCGCGCCGCCAGGCGTGCCGATGATGATGTTGATGTTGGTCTTGCCCTTGCCAGAGCGGCCGCCGCGGGCGCGCGCCTTGGTGTCGCCACCGTCCTTGCGGCCCTGCCAGATGCGCTTCTTGGCGCTGGTGCCGGGACGGATACCTTCCTCGTTGTCGATCAGGCTATCGATCGTGTTCTCGCGGAGAATGCCTTGCAGCGAGCCGTGGGCCCCGAGAGCAGGCGTCGCATCCCGTCCCCGCAGTTTCGAGTAGGGACCCGGCTCGACATCCTTCTTGGTCCCACCACCATCGGCCTTGCCGATGGCCTTGTGCTCCAGCCGGTGCTGCTTGAGCGCGCCCTTGCCGACCTCGCCGCCATCGGCCCGCGCCTCGGCGCTCGCCAGCGTGCGCGCCCGGCTCGAGTTTTCACCTTTGGGGGCGCGGTGGCGGAAACTGGGCTGCCCGACCGCGCCGATGTCCTCGGCGGGGCCCGGCGCCGCGCCGCCGGCAGCGCGTCCGGCGCGACCGCCGGCCTTCTTGCCGGATCCGGGCGAATAGGGCGCGGCCTTGTCGTCGTCGTCCTTGCCGCCGCCGAACTCTTGGATCGCCATCGGCAGCAGGCCCTCAAGCGCGCTGAAGCCGCCGCCGGCCTTGCCCTTGCGGCAGTCGGGGCAGCTGCAGCTGGGCCCGTGCCCGTAGCGCTCGTGCGCCTTGGCGCGGCCGCCGTCCTTGATGCCCAGCCTCGCCCCGGTCGAGGCCTGCGGCCCGAAGTTGAAGTTCATGCGGCCCTGACCGCCCATGCCGGCCGCCAGCGGCGTCGCCAGCGGGCCGCCGGCCTGGCGGGCGACTCTGCCGCCGCCAGCGCGCTTGTAGCGCCCGTCTTCCGCCGCCGGGCGGCCGTTCGTTTCGACCGCCGATGAGCCGGTCTTGGTCTTCAGCGCACGCGTGGCGTTGCCGCCTTCCGCTTGCTGGCGCGGCAGGTAGCCGCCCTCGGCGCGGCGGGCGCGGCCGCCCTTCTTCATGCCGCCGTTCGGGTAATGGCCCTCGCGGTCCTCGTCGGCGGCCTTGGAGTCGCGGTTGACGTAGGACTCGCCGAGTCCGCCGCCAGACTTGCGCGGGGCACGGCCGGGCGTGGCGGCGGCGTGCGCGCCGGCCACGGTCCCGCCGGATGCGCGGGCCTGCCGGCTCACCGGCCGCATGCCGGTCTTCACCCCGGCGTACAATTTCGGCTGCGGATCGAACGAGGATGCATCGACGTTCTTGGCGTCCTCGCCGCCGCCGAGGCGCTCGGCCTTGGCGCGCATCGCCTCGCGATAGCGGTGGGCATTCGCCGCGCCGGAACCGTCAGCCATCGGAGTTCTCCTGGGGGGGCCAGCCGGGGTGTGAAACTGAGGTCAGCTGCACGCCATCGCCGGGGTCGACGGCGCCGACGTTGCCCGCGCTCTGGGCGAGCCCCGGCCGCAGCGTCCGGTCAGCGTAGGGATCGGGCGGCTCGTTGATCTCCGCCGCCAGGCTGAGCGCGTCGCCGAGCAGCTTCTCGACGATCCGCATGTCGGGCTCGGCCATCTCCAGCGCGCGCTTGGCGTGGTCGAGCATCAGCTTGAGGCGGTTGATCTGCTTGGCGTCAGCCATCGTCGGAACCCTTCTTGGCGGCCGCATCGGCGGCGATCTGCGCTTGTTCAGTGTCCGCCTGCCGATCGAGCGCGTTCTCGCGGCTCTCGTGCATGTGCCCGAGCATCGTCTCGGCCTGGCCGCCGTGGTGGGCCAAGAGCGCCTTGGCGAGGTCGACCTGGTTGGAGTGCTGCTCGGCCTCGCGATCGAGGGCGCGGTCGCGCGACTGCTCGGCCATCTCGTGCACCTTGGCGTGCGCATCGAAGCGGCGCGTCTCGGCGTCCATCATCTTGGCCTTGGCGTTGATCGCATCGAGCGGCGTGTCGCCCTGCTGGCCGCCGGCCTTGGCGAAGCCGCCTTGGCTGATCTTCGCCTGCGTCTCGGCGAGCTTGGCCTTCGCCGTCGCGGCGCGGGCGTTGGCGTCGGTGGTGCGGGCGTCGGCCTGCTGCTGCTTAGCCTTCATCTCCGCCTGCATCTGCTGCAGCTGCGGCGGCGGCTGGCCCATCGCCGACGGCGGCACGAAGAACTGGTTGGGGTTGTTCACCCCCATCGTCTTCAGCGCGTAGGTGTCGACGGCGATCGGGTCGTAGAGGCTCTGGCTCTGCGCCTGCAGCTGCTTGATGCCGAGCGCCTTCATCAGCCGCTGCAGCTGGCTCGACGTGTTCGGATCCGCCTGCGGGACCAGGTCACAGGTGGAGAGCGCCTGCAGGAAGGTCTGCTCGTCCCAGGTCTGACCGCTGAAGCTCTTCTGCTCGCACCTGAGGAAGTCCTCGGGGTGCTCGCGGAACAGCGCGACGATCAGCTGAAATTCCTTCGACTGGGCGGTGTGCACCCGCTTGTGCACGCTGTTCTCGATCTTCGTGGCCTGGTCGATCAGCGCCAGCGTGGTGCCGACCGGCGCGTCCTGCTTGCCCTCGCCGACCTGGATCTCGGCGGTGCCGCCGATCCTGGCGCCGGTGGTCGCCATCGACTCCACCAGCTGCATCAGCGGCGGCATCTGGGTGGTGTTGTAGGGCAGCGGCATCACCGACTGGGTGATCGGCTTGCCGAGCGTGTCGACCGGCTGGCCGCCGCCGGGCGGGACGCGCAGGATAGATGTTTGCTGCCGCGTTGCAGCTTTGGCGATGAGGAACCCAGGGAAATTCGCGAACATGCCATTATCTAGCATCTCGCGCCAAGCAGCGGTGATGGCGTTTGCTGTGTTACCGAGGATATGACCCAGTCCAAGACTATAGAACCCGAAGCCTGGCACATATTGGTACTGCACGAATGTTTCACGACGCTTGGGCAGCTCGTCGTCGTCCTTGGGCTCGTCGTAGTCCCTGACCAGGCTGAGCACCTGGCGGGAGGTCACGTCGATGGTCACCCGGTAGGGGATCTCCAGCCCGCTGGGACGGCCCTTCCACTGGTGCTCGTAGCCGCCGAGGTCGATGTCGCAGTAGATCTCGTAGAGCTGCCGATCGCGGTCGTCGGGGTTGATGGTGGTGTCGGTGACCCCCTGCTGGCGGCGCATCTCGCGCTGCGCCTCGTCCAGCTGCGGCTCGACGGG